CAGTGTGCGGGCTGCGACAGTCGGTGCGAGTCTTGATGACACCGTCGCATCTAAATTTGTCGCAACAGTCGAATTTGTCGTGCCAAGATTTGTGGCCAGCGTACCTGTCCATGTCGCTGTTGAGAGTGCCGTCGCTGCCAGTGCTGCATTGTCCGTCCCGCGTTCAACCGCAGTAATCAACACAGAAAACGAATTCGGATACGTTGCACTACCCGTCGTAGTTCCGGTGACCGTCGCAGATTCTTCAAGCGTAAACTGATCCCCTTCAGCTTCCCCCGCTGGATTGTACGAACAATCATACAACCCAGTTGTCGCGGATCGTTTCGTGACCGTGACCGAATCACCTACAGACGATCCGTTTTTGCGAACTGCAACCGTTGGAGTTGAATCAGCGTCCTTTAGCAACATCGTATCTGGATCGCGGGTTTGAATGACCCAATAAAGCGTACCGCCGACGTGTAGTGTTGTTGGTCTACTCATCCGATCACCTGCGATAAAAATGGACTCAATGGACGAGAAGAACCGCCGCCGAGAGACGACAACAAAATGGGTGTTTCACATATCTCAGCCATCAGTGTGTGATACCCGCTGGATGTGCCTGCCGTCAGTGTGTAATTTGTCGCAGACCATGACGTATAGTTTGCATTTGAATCGCGAATTCCCATTTCTCCGGCTGAGGCTCCTGCAATGCTTGTTCGTGTTGTCGTCAGCCCTGTTGGACCTGTCTGAATGTCAGTATCGTTTGAGCGATGACCAAAGCCAGCAAGCAGCCATTTGTTTGTGACTGGTGATGGTGCAAGAACTCCCGGATAGGTAATCGCGCCACCAGATCCTGCTGTGCCCTGCTGCTCGACGCTATTATTGACCGACAGTAAATTCGTTGACGACCTGTACACGCCAACTGCAATGTGATCCGCATTCGTCCATGTGCCCGATGTCTCTGAGTCAGACTCGGCAATCTTAAACGCGAATATCAATGCATTTGACGCCCCGTAAGCATTACCAACCACGGTCCAGCCAGTCGGAATTGTTGGCGATGTTGCAGACGCATTCCTAAACACGCACGCAATCAGCAAATCCCATTGCTGATGTGATGGCATTGTAATGCTTGTTGCATTCGCTGAATCGGCTGCTACAAAACTGATCGTCATGGAGTCAATCCAAATCCGGCACGCATGTATTTATTGAACGCCGCCGCTGTGTATCGCGAGTCCCAGTCGCCTTTCTGCATTTCAACAGCACGCGACAAGAATGCGTCGTCGCTGTCAACACCGCCGAGAGTGACGTTGTATTTCCCAAGTGATCTGGATGGATCTGGATACGTCACATTTGTCGGCAAATTGTTTTCCTGCACGAAGTTTGTGACGGCGCTCTCGTTCATCAAATATGTTTTGTTTTGGTCGTACCACTTTGACTGCCAGTTCCACACCACATTATTCCTGGCCGTGATGTTCAGGCATCGCTCAATTGATGGGTCAATGAAAATGAATATCTGCCCACCCGACAGAATCTCATCGTTATGCGCAAATATGTTGTTTTCGTACAATCCATCCTTGAGGTTGCCGATGATCATTCCAATTGACTGAAATCCATTTGGATCAGTGATTGGCACATTCTTCGCTGTCTTCATCATCACGTTGTTACGAAATACTCCACGCTCATGCGAAAACTGAGTAAGCGGATTCCATGAACCGTCCAGGTCACCATGCCCGAATCCAACAAATCCGCGATACAGAACATTATCCTCAATCAGGAAATCAGTCTGAGACGACTGTTTGTTCCCGGAACACTTGATCGACATATTGCCGCCACGCGAGAAGATGTTGTTCCGTATCGTCAAAAACTTGGCTCCGGTAGCGTAGAGATTGTGGAATTGCACTGTTCGATTCGCCCATCCGTTTCGTTCAAATACATTCTCTTCAAGCAGTGCGTTTTCGGAATTCGTAAGCAGAAACCCAAACTCCCCACCATCCATGACTACATTGCGTCTGAATGTCACGCCTTTAATCGCAGTCAGTGTTGCAGATCCGAGGTTGCCATTGATTTGCACGTTTGTCATAAAGTGACGGAATCTGCAATTCTCAATCAACCAGTCGTCTGATCCTGTTGCCGCAGCATCTGAACCGAGAAACTGAAGTGCGTATGCTGGCGTTGCTGCTGTTTTGTAATCAGGTGAACTCAGATCATTTGTACTGGCATAGAAGTCAAGACCAGTGATTGCGAAGTGCGTCAATGGTTTTGTTCCAGACCCCCACCAGAAACCGCAGTTCTTCAGCACTGGTCGTGGACCAATTCCATACGATGTAATCACAGTTTTCTGATCCGTTGCGATTCCACCGAGTGTTTCGATCCTGTTATTTGGTCCAGTAAACGTGTCGCCAGCCTTAAGCCTCAGCCAGTCTGGTTGCTGATTTCGCAGCAATTTTAATCCTGCTGCAATCGTCTGCTTTGGCGTTGTTTCAGTCAGCCCATCATTCGTGTCAATGCCCATCGAACTACTGACGAACACTTGCCGCGATGCGGCTGATGGTGCCAGTGCAGTCCATCCTGTTTCTGCAGGCGGCACTGGATCTGGATTCGGAACAGGATCAGGAATTGGCAGCGGATCAGGAGTCGGAATAAACGGCTCCAGCGTCACCTCGAAACTGAGATTTACGTTTTTAATCTGAACTTTGTAGGTAGTCGCGTCCTGGAATGCGACGAGCAGCATCAGCAATACTGTGATCATGGTTATTGTTCCTCAATTTCGTTTGCAATCGCCCGCAAATCAGCAACGCCTGCTGGCTGCTCGACTGTCCCTATTGTATTAAGTGCCGCGTCGAACCGAACACGCCACGCATTACGCCGCTTCTCTTTCGCTTCCTCAGCAAGCTCGTCCTCATATGCTTTACGATCTGACGTGTAATCCTCGACAGTCGTCGCGACCCACCCACCACCGAGAGCCGCAATTGCAGCAAATTCTTGCGATGTCGGCATTCCAGGCTTATCACGAAACGTGACGTACATTCCCCAGAATCCAGCCGCGTATTCTGGTCGTGTCGTGTCCCATTGAATGTTCGTCGTGTTGGTGATGTGACTGAGCCACAACGCCATTGCCTTTTGCTGATCGACCGTACCACCCGCGTTGATAGCGTCCTGCATCGTCAGCACAGTTCCACGCCACTTTTCATCGGAGTTGTTGCCGATGACTTTTTGTAGCATCCCCAATAGGTTGAGGTTGAACATCAACTCAGCACGATTGATTGACCGATGTGTCAATCCATAGGTTTGCAACGTCGCAAACTCAGTTGCATCATCGCTGGTTCCGGCAATCCCGAGTGCTCTTGCTGTTTCGTAACTGTTCATTCGTCGGCCTTAAACTTTGGAATCATCAGAAAACCAAAATGTCCGATCAGGACACAGATGACACCGTATGCCACCGGAGACACGTTGCACATATTGACAATGAACTGGCTGATCGAAATATCAGTGTCACCAGCCGTGCATACCCACGCATCGTAGATGCCGAGTGCTATGAATGTGCCGAGTATGATGACACGAGTTGTGTTCATGGTAATGCCGCCGCCCTGAGTGCGGCTTATTGGATTTTCCATGTCGCAAGTGCTGCCCTGAGTTCTACTGCTGTAGGATTCAAGGATTGCAATTCCATTGCTGCTATACCAGATTCTTCATTTGCAATTACAGACCTTCTGAATGCAGCCGTCACAATGTTCTGCCGTTCCTGCTCTGCTGTGATTTCCGTCACTTCTGGTGACGGATCTGGTGTTGGGAGTGGGACTTCGTCTGTTGGCGGGATGCTCATTTATTCTTCCGGTTCTTTGTTGTGGTCAATCTTGTAATTGCGTGATTTGATTTCCTTCAGTGCGCCTTCCATCTGGCCTACGGTTCTGCTGATTTCCTTCAGTTCACTGTTCATGTTGTTGATATGTTGATGCAGGACATGCCGGTCGGCCTCGCAGTCTTGTATCCGCTTATCGACCCATTTCCAGAGTTTCCCAACAGTCAATGACAATCCTCCCCCTGCGCCTGTAATGATTACCAGTGCTGCGGAGATAAGTTCTGGAGTCATTGGGTTATGCCTTTGCTACGCTGGATTGGACGATATTAAGGGCAATCACTGTGGTTGATGTGGCAATGCCGAGGAATGTGACATAGTCACCTGAGACCAGGTCGGATTCCAGACAGACACCTCCGGCAGTGGATGACAGGTAGTACGCAGTGCCTGTCACTACGGTTGCTCCGATCGTGATGAGTCCAACAGGCTGATACGTGACTGGCTGGCCTGCTGAACCTGAATTGACAGCAATGCCAACCACCGCTGCTGAAGCCGCTGCATCTGCATCAGCGAGTTTCAGCGTGTTCGTAGTTGAGTCAAGGTAGACTGCCTGCCCTGCTGCGATACTGACGCCAGCCGTTGCTGAAACTTGCGAGCCAAGTGAAGTGGCAACACTGGCTGGCGTAATGGTTAGATCGGCCATCGCTCCCCCTTAGATTGGCTTCAGAATGATTGTGAGTGATGGGCTGGAAGACCCACTGAGTGTCGCCCTGTAGTTACCGTTTGGCAGGATCTTGAACAGGCCGGAAGTCGTTGCCCCGGAAGTCAGCGAAGCGATTGTGATCCAGTAATTCACTCCAGCGACAGGCTGATATTCAATAAGCAGGGTTCCGCTGCCCCATGTGCCGTATGCGGCGACAAGCGAGTATTCAGAGCCGTTCTTGGTCTTCGTCCATTCCCTTGTGGCTGTTACCCCGTCTACTGTGATCGGGTTTTGCGCGGCTCCTGCGGCGTCTATGCCACCAGCGAGATAAATCATGTTTCAGTCCTTTGAAACTGCGATGTGGATTTGCGGTATTTTATACCCACGAGTCGAGTATTGTCCAGTTTTGTGGGCGTTTTTGATTATCAATCTGTCGTAGCTCGCGGAAGTATCGGTCCGCCGACATTGCCAGTGATCTGCGGCTGAATGGTGCCCCGTCTTCCGGCTCTTGGTATTCGACTGGCTCCGGCTGGTGCATGGATTGCATACGCAGGAACTCGTGAGCGTGCCTGTCGAGCCATTCCCTGTCGTGTGCGCCAGGCTTCGGTGGCGGATCTTCCCTGAGCATATCCCATGCGTTCTGAGACCATGATCCTTCATCTGATCCAAGATGCTCGTAGATTTGTGCGTCTGTCAGGTTACCCTTGAGATTGTCTGTTGTCGCCAGAGACGAGTTATCAAGCCCCTTGTTTTCCATATCGCGGAGTGTTCCGCCGTGTACGCCCCATGCTTTGCGTATTCCAGACTTAACGGCTTCGCGCTGCTTCCACTGATCCTGCTCAAACGCCTGCATCTCATTGATGTATTTCGAGAATGGTTCATGGTCGATTTCGTACTCAGAAGCAACTGACGCAATGTTTTCGTCTGGATTTCCTTCGTTGATTGCTTTTTTGTTTTGAGTTGCAACACGGGACATTCCACGCTTCCACTTTTTGGTTGCCGATTCAAACGTCTCTGGCTTCTGTTTACGCCAAGCTGGAAGATCCGCCTCGTTTTTTGGTCGGCTAGCTCTCCATTGTTTCATTTTTTCGAGATGTTCAGGAGTTGAGAACTCTTCTTCTGTTGGTCGCGGCTTGTTGTATTCTTTATTCCCTACCTCTTCGTTGGTGTCACCGAACTCCTTCGGGTCAAACATTGTTCGTTTGTCGGATTCAGCTTTCGCCTTCTGCTTCTCCCATGCCGGGTTGCGCATGATGTCGTGGATGCTGCGGTCACCGGGAGAATACGGCTCCTGTTGTTCTGACTGCGGAATGTTCGATAGAGATTTGGACTTTACAATTGGTGCTGTGTACATCGATGTGTTGTCTGGATGCGCACCAGCGCTGCCGACTTCGTATCCTTTTGCTCTAAGTGCTGTGTGAATATCAGAACCTATGAATGTCTGTTTTTGCGGCCAGGTATGACTCCCTGTTTTAATGATTTCATCAGCCTGTGCGTGCATGTCTGGTGTGAGGTTTTTTGCCATATCAACGTATGGATTGATTGGTATTTCTTCGTTCTCACGCTCAGGGGGTGCGTAGTTCTCCTGTTCCTCTGGTGGCTTGTTCAGGTTGTCCGGGTAGTTGCGTGGTGATTCCTGCCCCTGCCCTGCATGATGCTGCATGACTTCGTTTGTGAATGATTCAGCGGTTGGTACTTCAGCGTTCCGGCGTGCCTCTCGCATTGGGCTGATTGCTGTGCGTTCCGGGCTAAATGCAATCGGCTCAGGCTTGCCGTGCCAGATTTCCGCTACCTTGGCCGTGTGCCGGTCCTGCGGTGCCTGGATTGGCGTGGATGGTTCGGCAGGTGAAGCATTCGAATCACGTTCTATTTGACGTGTGCTGTATTCTTTGTCTGGGTGTGGCTGCTGTGATGGGTACGGTGAATGTGGCACTGGTGGTGCGTCATCAGCAAACGCTCCGGTGCGTGGTTTTGCTGCTTGCCGTACCATTGCTTCCTGTGCTTGCTTCAGCCAGTCTGGATTCTCCTTCGCTTCCTTCGCGGCTGCTCTGGCTGCTTCTCGTTCTGCTGCTTTGTCTGCACGTGCTTGATCTGCTGCCTTCTTCTTGAAGTGTGGCTGCAATGACTTCAGACCTGCCAGGTGGTTTTTCATGTCAGCCGCCTGCTGTTCACGCTCGATCTGTTTCGGATCGTGGTGCAGCGTGCTGGACAACGTTGATTCCCTGCGTTGGCCCTGAGCGGACGCAAGCGGTGATGCTCCAGCGTGCTTCTTGGCAAACTGTCCCGGCTTGTGGTTGCCGCCCTGCACAGTCTCTCGCGGATGCAGTTTTTCGAAGTCCTGATTGCTTGGCGTGGACGCCTGTGCTGGCTTCTTCTGTGCGCCGCCCTGTGGCTGCTTGCCGATCAGGCCGCTCATTGCGTGCATTGCCATGAACGCAAGAATCGTCCGCATAAGTTTTCCGCCCATGCCGTAGCGGTCCACATCGTAGAGCGTGTAGTCACGCAGATAGCGTTCCGTCTCTTGCTCGAATTGCTCGTAGACGCGGCGAGAGTATTTTGCTGCAACTTTGTTCTCCATCGTCGCCGGGTTGTGCATGTCTCCTGCGTCTGAATTGAACAGCAGGTTTTGTCCTGGTAACTCGCCTTTCTTTCCGGTGTCAAACAGGGCGTTCTGCTTCGTGTTGGCATTGTTTTCAAACGTAGCGACTTTGCGGTTCTTCTTCGGTCGCTGCAGGACGAATGGTGCTTCAGGCTGCTGTGGCGTGTTCTTCGGCGCGAACTGGCCTGCGTGCTTAGTGCCAGCGTTCGTTTGTTCTCGCGGATGCTTCTTTTCGTCGAACATGCCGCCGTGGAATAATCCGCTGATTTCTGGTTCTTCTTTCGGCGGGTCAAAGACGTGCCCGAGCTTCTCACCTTCCCGGATTGCATTGCTGACGGCTTCGCGGTGACTGTTGCCTTCGACGCGGAACTCCTTTCCGCCAGGCAGCATTGTTGATGCAGTCCAGCCGTTGGCGTGCTGCACTACCTTCAGCAGCGGGTTGCGTCCACCCTTCGGCGCGTACTGGCCGGGATTCACGTTCGGGTTAGGAATCTGGTCCTTCTCCCGCGCGTGGAGTTCCTCACGGTACGCCTTGTTGTGAACTTCCGTGGATGTGCCGCCGAACAGGGATCTTTGCAGTGCGTACTGGTCAACGTCTGTCATGTGCAACATCCCTCATCTTCCAGCCACGTTTTGAATTCAGGAATGGTCATTGGTACGATCTCGCCGCACTTCCAGCCTGACGGGTAATGTGACAGGTATGCGGCTTTTGCCTGCTTATGGTTCGTGAAGCCTAACATGCACTTGTGTTCGTCTAACTCACCAGTTGACTGGTCAATTTGATGCACGACGAAAACGATGTCAGATTCCGGATTGCGTCCCATGAATACGTCAATAGGATCGTTGTCGTTTCCGTTGGTTCGTGATATGTAGCCGTAGTGGGAACTCATCTCGCTTTTCCATATCTCGCCATTGTCTGAGACGCCACGTCTTGTTGATCCTCTTGGGTTCTCTATTACCACCTGCATACCGTTCCATGAGAATCGTCCCTTCTTGTAGTTGCCAGCTTTGATCTGAGCGTCTGACGGGTCGGTCTCGGTGTATTCTGCTGCTTCACGTATCACGCGGTCTTGTCGGCGTTCATAGCGTTCCTTTTGCATCTCCAGCAATTCGCGGCGGTAGTAACGCAGGACGAAGTCACGAACAACGGCGTACATATCTGGAGATAGCTTTGCGTGGAGTTTACTGGCAATTACATGCGCCCTCTTGTCCAGATTGGTGCGGTCTGTTGGCAGTCCGTTTTTATTGGTGTGCATGAAACGATCGTTATAGGCATCGGTGATGTCGTTTCTGGTCATTTCACTGCCGTCAGGCTTCAGTGGCGGATTGTGCCATGCTTCGAACAACCACCGCTCATGCTCTTGAAGGCCAGACAATGCTTCGCGTAGCTTATCGGCTCGTTCGCTTTCTGCTGCTGCGTCCCCACGATCACGTTCAGCGACGTTTACCAGAGGATCGCTGTCGTCGTCCGGGCTGGTTGAGCCGCTTTCCATCTTGGCATTCAGTTTGCGGCGGTTTGGATTCAGGTTCTTAATTTCCTGTGCCATTCCGTTTTTAGCGAATGTTTCAAAATCACTGGAGCCGTTGTAGGATTTTGCGGCTTTCATCAATCCGTCCGTTGCGGCTGATGTGACTGCGTCCTCATCAGTGAGTGACCATCCTTGACGATTCAGTTTTGCCATCATCATGCGGACAACTTTCGGGACCATATGGAAATGGTCATCGACAAGTTGTTTCTGTTCTGGAGTCAACTGTTCAGGGTTATCACTCGCTTGTTCTTCTTTTGGCTGTACTACCTGCCGATAAACTTTTTGGCCGGATGTGTCCGAATCTGGTCCGGATTTCGACATATCAGAAAAATTACCTTGTTTTTCTGACACGGCTGGCGGCTCCGGATGGCCGGATGTGACAGGATTCTGTAATGAATCCTGCTGCGGTTTTATTACAGGCGGCGCGGCAGGTGCTGCGACTGCCTTGGCGTCTACTCCTTGCCCTGCCATGCGGCGGCGTGGCGGTGCTGGGCTTGGTGCTTGTTGTACGGCTGCATCCGCCTGTGGTGACGGATGCGGTACTGTTTCCACTCGTGGTGGATCAGCTTGTTTCTGTGCTGCATGGTTGGCAACGTGTTCAGCGAACAGGCTACGGATCTTGTCCGGAACATTCTGGCGGCGTGGTCTTTGTTGTGGTGACTGTTGCCTGTTTGCTATCGCGAAGATCCTGTCTCGGCGGATCTCGTCGTCAGTCTTAGACTTGATGAAATTGCCGTGCTTACTGACGGTCGGCAGTTCCCTGTGAGTGGATTTTGGCTTTCCGAATATACCTTCGTTCTTCGGTGCAAATTCACCTGGGCGCTTGGTTCCGTGTGCGGTGGATTCTCTGGCGTGTTCGTTTTCGTCCCAGTTGAATCCAAGCTGCGACATGTACTGGTCGCGGTCCTGATCGGCAATGTACTGATTCATCAGAGACTGGATCAGTTCTGCCGGATCTTCACTGCCGGAATCATCAGCAGAATCGTCATAATCCCCATCGGGAATATCTTCACCTGTTTCGGGGTCAATACCACCCAAATCATCCTGAGCGGGATCGCCGCCAATCATCGCTGCCATCTGGTCCATGCCGGGTGGCATCATGGGTTGCTGCTGCGATGTGATAGACAGGATCTTTTCGCCGGCAGCAGGTGCTGATAATCCGAGCGTTCGGAAGACTTCAGACTCAGCAATCGACGCACCCATCTGGTACGCTGAATTCAGGGCTTCCATGCGTTCCTGAGTCTTGTCGTCCTCTGTCTTGAGGCTCATCCGCATATGCCATCCCAGCGTCTCAGGGAAGTTGAGTTGCTGGATGTATCGCACCAATTCGTGCGTCAGAGTCTCTTCAAGGTTTGTGGCGTCAAACTTCACAATCTGACTCAGCGTATCCATATGGGCTTCAGCAACGCCGGAACCCATTCCGGTAGCCTTAGCCTCGGTTGAGAGTTCCTGCCCGAGAATGTACCGTTTCAGTCGTCCACCGAAGTAGTTTTCGATGATGTTCTGCATGATGTCCAGGCCCATTGCACCCGGCTCAATGATTTCGAACTTGTATGACTCGCTGTCGTCTCCCATTGGTTTCGGGAAGAACACAATGTTGCGTCCATTGGCCATCTTCTCCCGTGCCGCCTTCTGGGTGGCTGCGAGGGCTTTCGGGTCGCCCATCGGGTACGTCCAGACTTCAATCCCGCCTGCAGAGCGTTCCAGATACTGCATCAGGAATGCAAACGCCTCCTGCTTCAGAAACCATTCCCAGTAAATTTTGCTGCGGATACCTACGCCATGCACAGAGCCTGCAAAGAAACTGTGATGGAAGTCCGCGTCTTCAATGAAATGCTTGTGAACGCAGAACGTGTCTCGTTCGTATGGCTTCAGGAATAACGCCAGACCATCGGCAACTGGATCCAGTTTGTACTTCCTGTGAATTCGCAGGTCGGCGTTGCCGGGATTCGTGCCGACCTTGATACCCATTTGATGCGGGTACGCTCCTTCGTCGGTGTAGTTTCTCCCGTCTTCATAGCGGAATATCAGCTTGTCGCCATTGACCGGCATCCATCCGTTGTGGTCGCGGTGCAACGGTGTCGGCATCATTCGCATTGAGCCATTCACGCGGGTGTAGCCGTACTTGTGCTGAATCCCTGACCGGCCAGACCAGATCGCCTTCATCAGCCACATGCGGTATTTGGTGAAGTGCCGAATACGACTGATAATCCGCTGTAGCTCCTGCGCAAGCGATACCTGATACTGACACTTCTCGTCCTCTGGTTTGATTTCCCAGTCCAGCAGGGCAGTCAGGCGTTGCCGGCATTCAACTGATTCCAGCAATCCAACGTCCTTTTCCATCAGGTGGGCATTCTCGATGGAATCACGCATGGCTTCGTCTGGATTGACGTAGGCGCGGCTGAAGCTGCCGACAATGCTTTGGAATGTCAGCAGGTGTGGAACAGCGTCCTGGCCGTACAATGGCGGCGCACCGGGAGTTTTGCTGGCGGGATCGGTTCGGGCATCCATATGCTCCGAAATCCACTTGGCCGTGTTCTCCGCGTTGGGACTTTCTGGATTCAGCATAATGCCGATATCGTTGACCATTGCTGACTCATCCATGAGTGTAGTGGTGCTGTTTTAGCTCGTGTTATTGTCCATTATTCTGGGGAATAATGCTACAGGATGCTGATTATTTTGCCTTGTAGAGCGGACAGATTTCGCATATAGCCACGCATTCCGACCATGTGGCGTGCATTGCTGACGGCGAATTCTCCATATGTGCCACAGATTCTCTCTCAGTCAACACGCAATCCATTGGTGTTGTTCCGTCCGGCTGCTTTCGCTCCCGGCATATCCAGCGACTGATCAGCTTGTTGCCGCAGCAGTTCCCCCGCCGCTGGGAACCTCGATGTTCACACGGTGGTTTGGGATTCACGGGCGCATGCCTCCGCAATTCGGTGCATAATAATTTTTACAACCTGCGATTTTGGCATGTTTGCGTTCAGGTGTGTGTACCAGTCCTGTACGGTGTTTGCCGCATGGTCAACGATTTGTTCGGCGATATTTTCCAGATCATCCATCACAGCGTTACTGGAGAGCGTATTCAGTGTCTCGATCTTCTCCCGGCAGTAGACGCAGGTAATTTCTTTGCCTGTCTGTTCGCGGATCAGTTGTTCCAGGGTAGTGCCGATGTTGCTCATATGGTTTCTCGCACGATGGTAGCGCCGGGCACCGAATGTGTTTCTGTCTTTACTGGTCCACTGTTTGGGGGGTAGTCATAGTTTGGTGGTGTTCCGCCCCATGATGAATGAAAGCATACGGCCATACCATCAGCGACGGCTGTTGTCGGCGCTACTCGCGTGGTTACGGCGTGCGTAATTTCCTTTGCCTCCAGAGGAATCGTTACCGGGTCTGCCGCCTGGCGATACAGATCCTTCTCAGCGTCTGTCATCGTGTGTTCGTATCCATCTGCATCGATTTGATCATTTGGAACATATGCAGAGAGTGTTGTGATATCGCGCGATGTGTCCAGCAGGCGTTCTGAGTGTGGCTCGAACGTGTACAGCACGTCCTGTTCGCCAAGGAATGCAGGGAGCAGATACTTACCAACACCGAGGCTAAATTGTGGAAAATAAGGAGTTCCGCCAACTAAATCGGTGTCCAGAATTTGGTCTGGAATTTGAGTCATTGGTATTCTGTCAATTTCAAAAACATCACCATTTGAGAAACTTGCCAGAAATGCCTGCATGTATGCTGGGGATAGTGCCAATGCCGGTCCACCACCAGCGATGTTTTGCATGTGACTTATCGTGATTGTTGCTGGATCATTTTTGTCAGCAACCAAACCGATATTAGTTCCAATTGGATCAAGAAATCCGGGGTAAAACGCGGAGTGGACTTTAACTGCCTGCCTGATTACGGCAAACACTCCTTTTAGTGGATCACTGTTATTAAATGAAATGGCAAAGTCTTTCCAGTCGTCCTGGCCGTGCATTTGATTGCGTGGAGTTCCATCACTGTAAAAAACATGACCAGTGTTCGGACCTGTCACTAACGGCAGGATTGCTTCGTTTCCGATGTTTGCGTCATTCGGTGCGGCAACTAATACTGCGTTTTGGGTTACTGGAATGCTGTAGTAATGGCAAAGCTGTGCATCACACTTCAAACGATCAATCGTTGGTGTAACGGTCCAGTGTCCTGAATCAAACGTAATGTATGAGTAAATATCAATTGAGTCTTCAACAGTCCTGCCGACATGAGGGTTTCCGCTTATTTCCGGCGCAACGATTTTCCATCCAGGCAATAAGTTGTCGCGTTTCAGCACGTCAGATTTTGCGCGGGCTGCATCAAGATATCCAGTAGTAGCTGGTGTCCATGTGCCAGGTGGAACAATAGTATTTGCGTGAAGCGGTGCTACTGCTGGAAATACGCATTCGCTTTTTGGAACACTGACAATTGGAACGGCACCAATCCCCATTGCTGCGTTGTAGTAGACTGCATAAATTCCTACTGCGTATCCATTCAAAGGCACACTGGCAGTCGGTGGCATTACATAGACACCTCCAGCCGTTCTTCCAAATGGAAAATAGAACTTGTACAATTGCACACGATCTACATACCAGTTAGTTGGTCGGAAGTACATATCATCGAACGTGATTGTGATGTTTTGAATTGCGTCCGGGATTTCACCGACGAGATAGTCGGATGTATGGACGACATGCTCAAAACTGGTTGACCACTGGCAGACTTTCGTAGTTGCACCGAATGTAAACGGAACGTGTCCTCTGCGTGGATTATCGTGCAGGTCTGGATCAGGATACGGATGGTCGGCGCGTTTGATGGCAAACAGCGGATCGATAGAATCCAGTGTCATGTCAGGCCAGTCACAGAGAGTTTGAAACCTCACGGATTCTGGATTGACGTTGAAATATCCCCATCCAGTGGGGTCTTGTCCTGCAGGTGTGGGTCCGAATGCCCTCACGCCACCTGGTAATGCTGCTGGTCCTCCAGGCAATCCGTCGAACTGGATGGCAAATGGTGCTGTCAGGACTTCCTGTATTGGGTTGTTATCCAATACCAGTGCAGCATCATAGAGCCACTGTTCGCGCTGTACGTTGTCGCCCGGAGTCCATATTGACCGGCAACTGCATCCACAACCACAACTCGGCGGACGTTTCATAATATTGGGTCCAGATTCTTCAGGCTGGCATGTGGTGCACAGTCCGCCCAGACGATTGTCCACTTGCCATTAACCTTGCCAAGCTGGATTAGCGTGCCATCTGCGATGGTTCCAGACGCATCACGTCGCACGAATGATCGCCTGCCATTTGAGATGGCAATGTCGTCGCCAGAGTTTGTCAGCAATCCGGCAGTGCCTGTGGTGTGCCCCGTGAGCGGGTGTGATGCTGGTGCCAGGCTTCCGATGTTGACTGCCCAGACAGTGCTGCCGCTGCCTCCGTCACCGCCAGTCACCCATTCCCCTGTCAAGTTTGGTTGGCGTGAACAAACTCGGGTGTAAGCGTCATATGACTTCGTTGCCGGATTGTAAGTTTGCCGCAGTACCATGAAGTCATCAAAGTACCCTTGCTGCCAAGGCTGGACACCGGCGAAGGTGAAGTCAAACTGATGCAGGAACTGGTAGTAGTAGTCTCTGGCAATCTGTTCGTTCAGTGCCGGACCTGTTGTCCATGCTGGAGAGTCTTCGTCTGACGTGTCTTCAAACTGCGTTCGCCAGATTGCCTGTGCATCGACTGAAACATAGGCTGCGGCCTGAATTTCTGAGACATATTGCGGAGTGTATGTATCTGACCCTGTTGACCTGACCGCTACGCTTGAAGGAACGGACGCATACGGCCCAGTGGTAGGCCAACTGCTCGATGCGCCGCCTGCCACCAGTTTCGGATAGCCGACGTAATAATGCCCTTTTGCTGCAGGCGTTGTGATTAAAGGGTCACCGCCATTTGTTGCTGGATACCACTCGCAGGCTTGCAGCCCAAGCTGTCCGTTGTAGTTGTTGTTCAGAACTACCTGACTATTGGCTCCGTCAATTACTGCGTATCGTGTTGAGCCGGCAGGCGGCTGAAATGTATTCGGGTGCGTGTAGCTTTCGCCAGCCCAGCAGGCAATATCCACCACCAGTCTTTGCCCGTAATGCTGGTAGATACTGTCCATTAGAATGGGCAAATTTTCGTTGTCGTTTTCACTTGCGCAGGTGGGTAATAACCCGTAGCGTGGATTGACTCCGACATTGAAGATGGTAAGGCCGCTGCGTGTTTCCAGTTCATCCAGTAATTCATCGGGCGTGAATGGCCGGGCTGGAGTAACTGGGTCCGGGTACTCACCTGCTGGAACTTCCAGATTATCTGACAAGTCGTCTGAATGTGCATACTGCAGCCAGTATCGTTCATCGACAACCGGAATGATCCAGAGATTGCTGACTGTCTTGTCTAGTGTGTCTGGAGACACTCTGCGCGGCGGAAGGATATTGACGGTCAGTGAGATAATGTGTGCAATCTCACTGGTGGATCCAACTGGTGTTCCGAATATCAGGTTCATGGGAACCCGGCCATTCGACGTTACCGAGTAAATCTGGTTTTTGATTTCATCGTTTGCCAGCAATAGGCAGTAGGACCATCGTGTAGATCCGGTCGGTATGACAAGCTGATTGATCTTCGGTGCAGGCAGTGGCTCGTAGTTGTAGATGATTGTCCCATTACCACGGTTCACCCGTTCCGCCGCGTTCTGACAGCAGATGCTGGCGAGTGACCGCGTGTGGTATCGCTCGATCATGTCATCGACTACGCCGTCTTTATCCTGCAGCAGCGTATTGATGAAGTATCCGCCACCGCGTGGAAGTGACGCCAAAGCGATTGTCATGCGTCACTCCGCAGTCAGATCCCAGTGAAAATCCGCACCGAAGTTTGTCGTCAGCACTGCTTGTGCCATATCGCCGCTTGGCGTCTTGCCGAAAACTCCGTCCATCCGTGATGACTCTGTATCGCTGACTGCATACAGTGCCTGCGTCAGAATCGGGTCGTATTCTTCATCGCCCTGCAGGTAGCTTCCCAGAAGTGTGCGTAGTACATCGGCCTGCAGTCGGAACAGTCCACCGTTTTCAGCCAGCAGCATGTCCTTGTCAACGCCCTGCCTGTCCGTGCGGCATGTGTGCCAGAGACTGACTCGCAGTGTGCCAGCGTATGGGACGACGTTTTCTCCTGCGCCCTGTTGTTCCTTGTATCCGAATTCACCACCGGCAATGGAAACTGTCAGCAAGTCATGGTCTTTGATGTTCGGCGGAAGTTCATTGCCGCACATAACAAAGACGCGAGACTTGTACACAGCGGAAGAAAACTCCAGCAAGGTTGCGGCTCGCTGGAGAACTTCGCGTTTGGTGGTGTGCCGGATTGCTCCCATTACGCCCTCATGTTGCTGGCCATTGATTCGCACCAATCAACCAGTCCCTGCTTCGCCATGTTCTTTGAGGCAGTGCTGAAGTATGGACGCGGAATGAATGCTGTCGTTTCGGTAACTGTTTTCGTTGGTGAACCACCTGTTGCAGCAGTAACATCTGCAGTCAACGTGATGTCTTCACGAGTTCCCTTGAACGTGATCGTGTGCGTGAAGTTTGGTGTTGAGCCAGAAGCAGTGACTGTCGTTTGGTCAAGCCCAGTTCCAGTCAATGCCCGCAGAGCAATCTGAAGATTTGCTGCACTGATGTTGTACGCAACCGTGATTGTTTGTGCGGCAATGTCTGTGTCACCTTCGATAGTCACGTCATACGTTCCGCCTGTTGGTGTCCCGGCAATCGCAAGTGTGTAAACCTGTGATGTTCCGGTGGCTGCGGTCGTTGCCAGCGTATCAATTGCCGTCATCAGCGTATCAACCGCCGTGATGAAAGTGGTTTTTGCCGCACTTGCTGGAGCGTGTGCAAATGCGTTTGTGGGTGTCATGTCAGCCATTGTCGAAATCCTTTTCTATGAGTTTATGTTGTCATGCGTGCTGTCAAAATTAGCATCGCCAGTCAGACCGGCAGTGAGAAACATTGAGTCGATTGGGTAAGAGTAATTGTTTCTATTGGAAAGATTGTCGAGCAGATCGTCTCCATCTTTTGTTGAGGCAATCATTGCCGGGATTCCAAAACGGTGGTATCCAGCATTGCGATTCTGTGTGTATTCAAGTTCAAGATATGAAGTATAAAGCAAATTATTGCCATCTGCGAGTGGCTGCGGCTCTCTGTAGGTAGCCTGTGCCCTTAGCAGAGTGTTTGTTACCAATGGCGTGCCTACGCCTGGAATATACGTGCCGCTTTCCGTAAATGACGGAATTGCTGCTGGAAGTATTGGCGGTGATCCGGCTCGCTCGGCCTCTACGCGAATTGTTCTGGTTGGCTGCTGCGGACCAATGCTCACGACCGTATTCAGGACCGGATTTGTGTATGCGTTGTAATTTGTGATTGCAACAGGAAGTGACACATTCAGCGACGGGACATTGTAAACACTGGTGATTTTGTAATGTGAATACAGCGCAGTTCTGTGCTGCTCGTTGAATACCAGCGACGAAGTGAATGGTGGCAATTCAGCGACGGTGTTTCCTGAGATTCTCGGAGACCAATCATCAACAGCGCCAGCGACTCTGGTTTGTAGTGACGCCCTGTCTTGCAGATATCTTGATTCTGTCGTTACAGTATCGGTGTACATATTGTTCTGCACATCGAACTTTGTTGTACATGGAGTTGCAAGTCTCGAATGCAGTGCTGTGATTGCAGGAATGCTGCCCTCTGTCGGAGGCTGCTCATTGGCCCTGTTACCATATGACAACTGATTGTCATATTGTTTCAGCAGTTCAATGAAGGTGCTTTTGAATGGACGTATCGCAGCGAGCTTTTGAACCTTAGTTCGGAAGATAAGTCCGAATTCTTGCTCAATCCTGATAAATCGTTTTCCGGAAACCACCACTGATATCAACTGGTTGGAATCTGATCCTTGTTCGGTTGTGATATCCTGTCGATGCACGAGAATACTGGAATTTGGTTCTCCAACATTTGGAACCTGCAAGTAAAGTCGTTGGTCAATAATCGCGAGTGCCAGTCGAATCAGATCGTACATTCGCGTTCCACGATCACCAGTCAGTGCCACACGAATACTGAAATCGGAAGATGATCCGTCAATTCCAACTGACTCGTTATGCACGATTTTCATTGTGCGTGCTGGTGCCGGAGTAGTGGCCGTTACCTCTTTATCAACCACGCTGTATTGCAGTGACAGATTGTCTTCTGATGCTGTGTAGTCGATTGAATATCGCATCATTCCCGGTTGAAGCGGAAACATAGTCAATGCGCGAAAGTCATTCGGGGACCAGTTTGAATTGGCCAGCAATATGCGTCCAGTCCATGTTCTTGTTGTGTATCCACTGTCGTCAATATGGTCGTGTACAGACCACCGATTAGACAGGACGCCAGCTTTTCTGTGTTCCGATCCAGTCCATTCGACTGGTACTGTGAAATTATGCGAACCCATATCGAGATTGGGGTTGATGGATTCATCTGGCTCAGGAGTGACGTAGCTCGTTTGAATACATGGAGATACTGTTGCGAATTCAACTGTGAACTCAACTCGCCATACCTGATTGCTGGCAATGTGCGTAATGGCAACTTGCTTCGGGATTGGTCCGCCATGCACATCTGAAAATGGCAGCATGTCAACTTCGTGGTCAACTTCGGAAATCATTACCTCATGTGCCGGAACGATAATGAACAATGGAAGCCCAATTTTTGGATCGATCTTTCCTTTGCCGTCTCCGGGATCTGCACCAAGTGTGTCTGGAGAGCCTGTAGTATTGACAGAATAAACGAGTCTGCGGCGTGGCTGCTCAAGATAATGTTTCAATATCGAAAACTGCTGCGTTGCGCCTTGAAATGCCGGGGCGCTATCGAGGTAGTTTGGGTTAATTCCGATAGTCTGACTGTCTTTCAGGGTCACATACCCCAGAACCTTTAGTTCTGTCTGCGTGTACAGATACTCCCCAGACGCACCATTGATCGGTGTTTCTGAGAATGACAATGTCTGAACATTCTGTAGCCTTACACCGTTGTATTGCAGAATTGTTGATGTTGTCATAGGGCTATTTTACCGCCATTCCAGGTGGTCGTGGTCCCTGCATTCGCCGTATCAGGTCTTGGTCATCAACTGGGTTCAGTCCATCCCAGCCGTTTTTACCTGGTCCTGCGTTTTGTTGTGCCTGTCTGTTGGCGTTCATTTGTCCAAAGAATGCACCAACTGCCATGCCTGGCAGACCGAACATAGCACCTTTCATCGCGCCTTCCAATGCGTTGTCTGGTATTGGGTCAAACGGTTCAGGGATCTTGTCAAAGATAGATTTTGCCGTTCCTGCAATGCGATTGAGTGTTTCCAGTATTGCCGCACCAGTGTTGCTCCAGATCGCACCCCATGTATTGCCGATGTCAGTCATTGTGTCCTGCAATGGCCTGAATGCTTCTTCGTATCTGTTTTCTGCCGCCATTCTGGCTGCGCCACTTCCAGCAGTGGCATGAGCGCTGGAAATGTCACGGTAAATGCGTCCGACTTCCAGTTGAGCCTTTGCTGACGCAAGAATCCCACTGTAGTTTGAAAGCCTGAGCGTTGTTTCCAAGGCTTGTTTTGACAATCCGTTCAATGCGCTGATGACTGCGAAAACTGTTTTGACAGTCACTTGAAACGCCAGAACCATCACGCCGGCAACACCTGCTGCCGCACCAAGTGCCGCTCCGAATCGTGCGGCAATGGCTGGTGACACTCCCATATTGAGTGCCTGTTGCCCAACGATGTTCGCGCCCCATCGCTGTGCATGTTGCATCAGGCCGGGAGGAATGACTTTTTGTGCTGCGTTGACCACTGGTCTCGCGAATTGTGCAACTTTCGGCGCAGCCCATTCAAACGCCTGTGCAGCATGTCCCTTGAGCCATGTCTTGATTGGGCTTTCGGACGGATCGCCTTTTGCTCCGCTTTTTGCCTTGGTGTTCTTGTCCATTGATTCGATGAGTTTATCAATGGCGGCTGTCAGGTCTTCTCGTGCGAGTTCCTGATCAGCTTTCGTCATCTGTGCTATGCCCATGTAGTTGGCAAATGACGACATGAACTTTGCAAGCGGTGATTCTTTTTCCGATGTGGCAGGTCCGACTTCCTTCACAAAGGTTGGGGCACGTTCTGTGCTTTTTATCCAGTCTCTGACTTCTTTCCTGCTGAATGCTTCACGTTCCCCCTTGTCTTCAACACCATCTGCCCGCATGGCGTGATATTCAAATTTTCTTTTGACAGGAGTTCCGCCAAAGACTCTGTTTGCAGTTTCCAGAATCTTGTTCATAAACGGCGTTGGTTCGAATACCTGTGGCGGTGGCGCAGGACGATTGCGGTATTCTTCTCTGGCTCGCTCCTTGCGTGCTGATCTTGTCTGCTCAGTGCCGATCTGCTTGAACTTCTCAGCCATATCAGGGACGGTGTAGAACTCACGCATTTTGACATACAGGTCATTCGCCGACTTTGTCAGTCGTTCCAGCGTGATATTCCCTGATGCGTCCGTGTGTTCTTTTCCGCTGCGTGATTCCTGCAGAAGTTTCTTGATCTCTTCCAGCGTCAGTCCGCTTTCCTCGCCGGTCTTGATGAACGCTCTGGTAGTTGCTTCACTGAGGCTCATGCCGCGTGGCGCTCTGGCTCCGGATTGCTTGAGTGCATCTTCTGCACCGGGAAGCCGGAAACTCTTTGCAAGCTCATCAACTTGCATATCGTAGGTGGATGCTTTCGGAATCTGCCCTACGTTCGCACTTGAAGCCGCCTGCCGCAACCCAAGGCTTGCCATGACAGTATTGGCAAAGAATGATCCTACTCGGTTTCCAACACGTTGGCTGGGACGACCATACTGATTAGCCGTCTGTCGCAGGATCTCGGCTACGAATCTGCGGTTCTCTGCGTTTTGATCATTATTATTGGCCATTGCTGCCCCTTGGCTTGGATGCTGAGACGCAACGGTTTATCAGTGCCTGGTTCTCGTAGAGTTGCTCGAAGAATGCTTTATCTACTGAACCAAACATGATTCCAACTCCCTGTGCAATGGCTTTAGACTGCCATACCTGAGCGCGTTCCATGTTCAGGTAGAGACCGAATCGCCGCTCGTGTTCTGTTCTGCCGTCTGTTCTGGAAAGGATTCCTGCTCCGTAGTTGATGGCAAGGTCTGCGTCTCCTCGCCACTTTTTTTTTGAAAGCCACTGTATTCGATGTACGATCGCAGGATGTCAAGACATTCCAGTTCTGTCAGTCCGCCTTCTGCGACTGGCTTGATATTGAAGACTTCCCGCACAACTCCGGATAATTTCCCGAAAATCTGATTGCGAAGCCCTTCGACCTGAATCAACTTGAAGTCGTCTTCTCGGTAATCTTCGTGCTGCTGGAGTGAACGCCAGAGGACCATTGGGTCTCCCTTAACGATCTTCTGGCCGTTCCAGTAGGAGAAGATAAATCTGTTCCGATTAAACAACCATCGCCTCACAAAATTGAGCATCAGTTCGCGCTTCCTGCGTAGTTGTGGAGTGTCGTCACCAGATGACTGTTCTGCATCCAGAGCCGAGTGATTCCGTCACCTGACTGTGTCGTGTCAGTTGTCCACGGAGTGGCCTTAACATCGAAATCGAATACCGTGTTTTTGGATCCGATTGGGTATCTGACTGGACCGTCATACCAGCAATTCGGGAAGTTCAGGTAATCGGCCAGAACGGTTGCCCCGGCATTCGCTGCGATTGCTGCCGTGTCCAGCGCTCCAACAAGCAGAAGCTGAAATGCAGTGTTGCTGCATGTGACAAGTCCACCGACATTGACAATGGTTCCGGGGTTTCCGGTTGACCAGTTGGTTGAGGCTTGTCCTTCCCGCATTTTTTTCACCACGGCAAGGCTGTATTCCACCAAGGACAGGTTAATCTTCGCAGATTTCCCCATGAACTGTCGATCAACTTCTGGGCCGGCAGTTCCGCCGTACTGATCGCTGTGGATCGGGTTTGTGTAGAATTGTTCTTCCACCTGAACACCTTCAGCGGTGTAGCCCAGATTCACAAATCCAGCGCCGTCTCGGAGATTGACTTTGACCAGAACTGGTCCTGTAACGTATGGGCAAAAGATCCCGGCCATATTGGTGTTTCCTTAAAGGTATCGCTGTGGAAAATAATTGGACCTGTCACGCCAGAGATTCAACTGATCCCATTGCGCGACACTTGGCCCTTCGTTGCTGATTGCACCTGCCTCTGCTGCTGCCGGCTCATCGGCTGTGATCACTGAATTACCGTCCTGCAAGTCTTTGATATGCCCCTTGCGTATATCGTCGTAGGCTTTGTAGACTTCCGGGCTGAATGTAGGTCTTCGTCGCATCAGGTGAACCATTGCGATGTCGCAGATGATTCGTTTGAGATACGCAAGGTCAGCGCCAGTTAAGGCGTCGAGTTCGGCTGCTTCATATCGACCACCTTTGCGGAGTGCCGCGATGACTTCTCCTTCCGCGTCGTCCAGTGCCGCAGTGACACGAGTATTCGTTGTCACGTCAACAGTGGCTCCATCGCTGCTGTCGTCGATGACAAGCTGCTGAATGTCGCGTTCGTCGAATCGTGCGGTCAGATCACTGGCTGACACATAGGTTGGCATCAGGGGACTCTTGAGTAGTAAATGGTTGTCTTATTCAGGGAAGCATGAGACAAGGATCACCACCCTTCTTGATATCAAATGTGTGTGTTACAAGAGGACGGCTTGCCAGGGAGGCGCTGACAAGCCGTCGTTCAATAGCCTTGCGGCTACCGATGAATTACACAGCGTTCTGGAACATGACCGCGCCTTCAGGTGCTGTCAGGACATAGGTGTAGTCCTCGACGATGCGTCCTGATGTGCGGCGGTTGTCCTTGTCCTTCTTGGTTTCCGTAGTCATTTCTTCGTACATGAAACCTGTGATTGCTGAGAAGCTCGGCGCACCGTAAGTGCCTTCCAGGCTTCCGGGTCGTGCCACCATGAACGGCGTTGCTGTCGGCAACACGTAGCTCTTGGCGGATGTGGCTCGCTTGCGGCTGGTGACGCGCACAGTCTTTTCGACGCGGAGTTCCACGCCGTACAGGCTGTTTGGCAGGCCGAACCGTGCGTTCTGGTTGGAACCTCGCAGTTCGCCTTTGACCTGTGCCAGGGCGTCTGGTGAGCCTTTGAGGTATTCCACGATCTCCTGACACTCGGCAATCTGCCGGGCCAGAGTCGGGTTGATTACCAGAATCAACTCGTCGTCTTCGATGGCTCCGAGTGAATCCAGAATGATCTGGTCTCGTGCCATGTCCAGAGAACGATGGATGTCCTGACGATTGCTGGTTGATGCAGCCCACGTTCCAGTGTTGCCGGTCATGGCGCTAATGTCCATGACGTGCGTGCTGATGTGGTTTCCGGTCGTCAGAACCGCTTTGAGTGCCAGCATTGTGCGGACAGTCATGGCTTTCTGAGCCTGACGTTGAGCGTTCTGGGCAACGATGTCCCACGTCGCCTGATTGACGGCTTTGTCGCCAAGCGTGAATGGGAATACCCGGCGCTGAGTGGTGAACGCCTTGTATTCATGCTCGCCCGTGCCGTCTCGTCCGCCCGGAGCGTTCTCGCCGTCCTGCCAGAGTGATTCCAGAGCCGTGTCGGAAATGACGCGACCACCTTCGTCAATCGTGCATTTCAGGTAGTAGCCGACACTTTGTGGTGCCGTGACGATCTTGGTGTAGTCGTTTACAGCGAACTTTTTGACGTTTCGGCTGTAATCGACCACGAGTTTCCCCGAGGCTTCGTGCGACGGGACGAATGTGTTATTGCCACCTGGCAAAACTGCGGTCATAGTGTGAATCCTTTCACAAGTGTTTCAAAGAAAAGCCCATTTAACTGGGGAATTAGGCTCCGAGATATCCGAACAACAATCGGACTTGGACGGCTTCGCCTTCGGCTGCTGTGCCAAGGGCCATTGCGCCGTAGCAGTCTTTGTCAGTGCTGGCTGTAACGCCACGCCCTTCAGAGTCTGACTTCAGCAGGTCTCCAAATGTGCATCCGCCAGAACCGATAACGAGCAATGTTGGACGGTCTTCCTGTTGTCCGTCACCGTTCAGGATCATGGAAACAGGGTCGCCGGATGCTGCCAGATATTCCGTCTGACTTGGCAGCGGGGCGTAATTGCTGAACTCAGCAGAAATGCCCATCATTCGTTCGCCAGTGCTGGCTTCTGCAACGGTGTAGAGACCGGTCTTTTTAACGAATCGTGATGGTCGAATGTTGGCTGATGCCGTGAACATAGTGTGAATCCTTTCACAAGTGTTTCAATTTGAATGTGAACGCTGACAAACTAGCCAGCGGCGTTTTTGTTGGTTTTCTTTTCTGCGATGTAGCGGTCACGGGCTGCGCCGTAGCCGATACCTTCCCGCAGGCTGTACTTGGCAACGGCTTTCGCGTCTTCCGCTGACAGTTCGTCGATTCCGTTGTCTGATGGCAAGTCGTTCTGCCGGCCAGTGCCGAGCAGCTCACTGAAGTCAGCGACTGCAGCCGGTGACTTGCGGTAATACTTCTCGATTGTGTCGCAGTGTGCTGCAAACTGTTCGTCGGTCTGGGTGGCAACTCGTCCGAGCTCGCCCTGCACGTCGAATTCGAAGCCCTGAGCCTTCAGGTTGGACAGTTTGCTGTAACGCTCGCTGCCAATCAGCTTTGCCTTCAGACTGGCGTTTTCGGCTTCAATAGCCTGCAATCGTGCTTCCAGTGCCTGAAGTCCTGCTGATTTGGAATACTGATCTTTTTCGTCTGGCATGGTGCCGTTTCCTTTTTGAAAAGGCGGTTTACTTGGATCGCAGCCACCTGCATCCTGCGATGGTGGCTGCATTGCCGGATCACTTCCGGCGTTCATATCGTCACCAGCAATCGGCGATGGTGCGCCGGGCTGGGATTGTCCTGGTTGTCCTGGCATTCCGGGATCTTCTGCCGGCATGTCAGCCATTGGCGGTGCCTGATGCACAAGCGGATTCGGCGAACCTGATTTTCCGTCTTGTTCCATGAGACCGATGACATACTGAAATGGCGCTGATGC